GAAAAGTATTTCACTGCCCTATGTGCATGGGTTTTTGGTCTGGTACGTTTTTATTTGCGATTAATGGCTGGACAGAACTATTTACATTTGAATATAATTTAGCAAATGCTCTTATTTTGAGTTGTTTAAGTTCGGGTACATGCTATATGTTGAGTGTTTTGATAAACGATTTTGGGTTTAAAATAATGCATTCGCACTACGGAGGTGGGCAATAATGTTTACTAAAAAATGGAAATTACAGCCTGTTCGACGCTGCTGTAGCGGCTCCAGTATCGGGCGGCGTGAGGCCGCATAAAGGAAGTTATAAATGGGAAAAGTACTTTTAAGAGAATTCTTTGAACTTAAGTGCGATGAGCGCGGATGTCGTGATCTGCTCACTGAAGGTGAAAAGAAAATGATCAATGACGGGTTTTTGATATTTCCTGCCAAACTTCAAGAAGCAGAATCCACAAACGGAAACGGAAGATCTTACCCAAAGAGCGTGCTTTTGAGAGAAATTGAAAACTATCAAAAGCTAGTCAAAGAAAATCGCGCTCTGGGCGAGTGCGACCATCCGGACGATTCTGTTATTAATTTAAAAAATGCTTCACATATGGTTAATCGCATATGGTGGGACGGCAATAGCGTGCTTGGAACTGTTAAAGTTTTAAAAACGCCATCCGGGGATATTCTCCGCGGATTATACGAAAGTGGCGTCCTTTTTGGATTTTCATCAAGAGCCATGGGATCTTTGCAAGAAGGTACCGCTCCGGATGGGAGCCAAGTACAGGTTGTTCAAGATGATCTGCAGCTTATTTGTTTCGATGCGGTATCAGAACCGTCAGCCCCGGGCGCATGGTTGATGCGCGAAGGTGTTGAAAACAACTTGCAACAGGTATTTACTAAAGGCGACAGAATCAATCGCGCGTTAAATGAGATTTTAAGGAAATAACAACATGAAGATTACTAAATCAAAACTTAAACAACTCATTAAAGAAGAGCTTAACGAAATGTCTGCATATGATTTAACTAGCGCAGATATCGCCTATGGATTAGCTCATGACGCTGCAGCGGCTGTTGTTAACACACAAACTATTAAAAACGAACTATCTACTCTTTCGCGAGAAGATGCTGGCATGCTAGATGAAGACATCAGAGACGCTGTTAAAGATATTATCTTAAGATATTTTAAGCCAGACGTTGAAGCTTTAGAGGAAAAAAAGGTATAAACAGCATGAAACTCACCAAATCAAAACTCAAGCAAATTATTAAAGAAGAAATAGAAAATGTTATGAACGAGGAAATTACTGACATTGGGCCTTTTAAGAGATTTTTTCGTATGAAATCAAAAGATGCTGTGTCTATGATTCGTGCTTACCTCGATTGGGTCAACGCTAACGATGCTGATGATCTATTATCGTGCCCTCAACCTAAAGATAATATCGATAGATACAAACAATGTGGGCAAAATAAAGTTAACGGATTTAAGGAGTGGTCAAGAAAATTTGATCAAGCTGCAGCAAAAGTCACTGATTCTGGCCAAAGAAAAGAACTTAAGCGTTTGTCCTCGGTTACAAGAGAAGCAGCTGAAGATCTTAAAACTGAAATGAGATATGCCCTCATGCGCATTACGACCGCAAAAGAAAAAGAGGATTATGCAGAGTTTTTGCGTCGAAAAGAAGCTCGAAGAAAAAGAGAATCCGAAGAAACCCTAGCAGCCCTTCGCCAAATGGATAAAGATAAGGCAGATCAAGAGCGTCCAAAGCGCGACAGAGACCATCTTTTGAGCCGCCACTAAATTATTTCTAAACAGGAAGATAAATGAAAAAATCACAACTAAAACAACTCATCAAACCAATCGTAAAAGAATGTATTAACGAAGTTCTTCTAGAACAAGGAGTGCTGTCTAATATTATTTCTGAAGTGGTCAAAGGCGTACAACCCCTGAATACACCAGCCCAACCCACCATGTTTGCTTCGAATAAAGAGTTGGCGACACAACAAAAAGAACTTGCTGAGCAAAAAAGACAGATGCAAGAAGAACAATATCAAAGACTTAAAGAGCAAAAAAGAAAATTATTAGATGCTGCCGGCTTTGGAACAGATATTTTTGAGGGAACGGATCCAATCAAAGGCGGCATAACCAACGAAACCAAAGACCACAGCGGAGGACAAGCCGGCGCCTTGGCCGGTGTAGACCCATCTGATCCGGGAGTAGACATCGCCGGTATTATGCAAGTCGCTAACCGCGATTGGTCAAAAATGATATAGCAGGAGCACACATGGGAAAAAGAAAACCAATTTTAGTAGAGGTAAAACCTAGATACGCAAAAGAGCCGGTTGAGAGAATGATCAAGCGGTTCTCAAAAAAAGTAAAAAAAGAAAGAATTATCGAAAACTATATCGAAAAAAAGAGCTATACTAAACCTTCCGTAGAGCGCCGCAGAAAAGAAAAAAGAAGAAAAAAAGTGCTCGAAAAACTGCACAGAGAAAAGCAAGCAACCAAAGACTAAGTACCTTATAAGGTATTTCTTTGTTTTAAGTACTAATTAATGATAGTAAATAAGGAGTTATTTTTATGTCTTCCATGCTAGAACAAGCCATTATTGATGCCGAACAATTAAAAGAAACAGCAAAAAAGACCGCCGAAGAAGCGGTTATCGAGAAGTACCAGACCGAAATTAAAGAAGCGGTCGAAAAAATCCTAGAGCAAGATGACCTTGCCATGGAAGAAGAAACTGACGACGCTGCGCTGGTACCAGATGGCGAAGGTGGCCTGGATTTAGTAGAGGATTTGCCTTCTGCGCAATTGGCCGAAGATGATGTAATTGATATCGACCTTAACAAATTAGAGGAAATGATGGAAGAAGAATTAGAAAATGGCGGCTTAGAAGCTGACGATATGGTTTCTAGAGAAGAACTAGCCGAAAAGATCGATGAAGAGATTGAAATTTCGGAAGAAGAACTCCAAGAGGCGCTAGATTCGGAAATTGAAATTGATGAAGCTGATTTGGCTTCCGTCATTGCAGAAATGTTAAGCGAAGACGCAATATCAGATTCCGCAAAACTCACAGGCGCGGAAGCCGCAGCCAGAGCGGCCGAAGGATCTGACGACGAAGAGGGCGATTTAACTGCATCCGGCAAGGGCCTGGAAGAAGCAGAAGAGCTTGCGGAAGAGAAAGAAGAAAAACTTGCTGCGCAAGCCGGCGACCCTGAAGAAGTTGAAAAAGAAGATTTTGAAAATCTTAAGAAGGGTACGCGGTATACCGAATCAAAGAAATCAGATATGCTCCAAAAAGAGAACAAGACTCTTTTAAAAGAGCAAAAAAAGCTTGGCAGCAAAGTCCAGTTGCTTGAGAAAAAGCTTGATAAATACGGCACAGTCATTGTACAGCTTAAAGATAAGCTTAATGAAAGCAACTTAACAAATGCTAAGTTGTTGTATCAAAATCGCATTTTAAATAGCGTCTCCTTGAATGAGCGACAAAAAGATCAAATTGTCGAAGCTATCTCAAATGCAACTACGGTTGAAGAAGCAAAAATTATTTTTGAAACTCTTCAAAGTGCAGTGGGCTTCAAGGTCAAGAAATCCAAGAAGCAAGAATCACTGAACGAAGTTGTAACACGTAGCTCTTCAGCGTTTATTCCTCGTAAAGAGGCAAAATCTAAAGCAAATAATGCTTTTAATGAAAGAATGAAAATTCTTGCAGGATTAAAATAAACAATAAAAGGAGATAAATAAAAAATGTCTATTTTAAATAAACTTACAGAAGGTATCGTTAATCGCGATATGCGTAAGGAAGGTGCTGCTCTCCTAGAAAAGTGGGAGAAGACAGGTCTTCTTGAGGGTCTCCAAAGTGATGCCGCCAAAAATGGTATGGCTCGTCTTTTGGAGAACCAAGCAAAGCAGCTTCTTAAAGAGGCCGCTACTACTATGTCTGGTGGAGATGTTGAAGGTTTCGCCGCCGTCGCATTCCCCATCGTCCGTCGTGTTTTCGGCGGTTTGATTGCCAATGATCTTGTCAGTGTACAGCCAATGAGCCTACCTAGTGGTCTCATTTTCTTCCTTGACTTTAGCTTCACCGGTAACGGTGATACTGCTGCCGGCCGCTTGGGTTTTGCTCAGGATAAGAGCGAATCTCTCTATGGCGGTGGAAAGTTGGCTAAAGGCATCGTAGATGGTGTCGATTTGG